ACACCGCCTTATGCGCAGTGCCTGCATGTGCTATCAGGTACTGTTATGGAACACGCCCACAAAAGATTGATGAACATTTTGCGGCGTATCGCTCAGGCTGTTGAGGAGGATCACTACCCAACTGATTGGCCTGAGTTAAACATGGTTCATCTACCCGCGTATATGGAGGAAAACAATGACGCACATAGTTAACAACGTCGAGGCACTGTGGCCTCGCATTAATCGCACTTACAAGTTTGATTCGATGGAGCGCAAAAGCGTGCCGTGTGACGCCAAGGATCCGGCAGCGGCGTACGAGCTATCGTTTAAGCTAGACGCAACGCAGGCGAAAGATTTGTGGAACGCAATGTTAAGCGCGTACACCGAATCAAAGCAGCCGGATTGGCCTGCGCAGCCCAACAACCCGTTCAAAAAGGATGAGGAAAGCGGCAAGTACATCGCCAAGGCAAAATTGCGTGGCAACTACAATGGCGATCCAACTGCGCCGCCAAAGCAGTACGACGCCAAAGGCAATAAGCTGGACGCAGACTTCATGTTAACAACTGGCAGCACGATCAACGTGCAGGTGCAGTTTGTGCCGTACAACATGCGCGAGGCTGGCGTGTCACTGCGTCTGCGTGCCGTGCAGGTGGTAAAATACGTCGAAATGGCGGAAGATAACCCCTTTAGCGCCGTTGACGGTTTCACGTCTGAGGAGGCTAACCCGTTTGGCGCAGCGCCAGCGGCAAAAGCGGATGACCCGTTTGGTCTGCCGCCAGTAGCGGAAAAGCCAAAAGAGGCACCGAAAGCGTCCGTAGATTTTGACGATGAGATACCATTTTAATGAGGGAGCGCCCTGGGTAACCGGGGCGCATTAAAATATGATAGTAGGGAGAACAATGACCGACTTTCCTAAGGCGCATTGGGATGAGTACGCACCGCGCATAATCACAAGATACAATCTTAAAAAAACGGGCAAAGACCATTACAACGGCCCTTGCCCACAGTGCTCAGGTAGAGACAGGTTTTATATATCCAATATTAATAACGAGGTTAAGTTTAATTGCAACCAGGGATGCAGTTTTGAGGACATACGCACGATCCTGGAGGAGGATTGCGTGTGGCCCGTCAAAGGACAAAAGAACAACGATTGGCCTGATCTAAGCGCAACATCGAGCAACCCGTTCTCAGACGTGGCGCCAAAGGCATATCATGAACGTAAGGGCGTTGCGCTAAACGGCGCCATGCTGAACGACGACATGCTGGTGATCCGCATTATCAACGCGCAAGGCAAAAGCGTCGGAACGCAAACGATCATGCCGGACGGGAAAAAACGGTTCAGCTCAGGTATGGAAAAGGAGGGCGCGTTCAGCGTCATCAACGGGCCGCTGGAGGGCGTTTGCTACGTGACGGAGGGTTGGGCTACTGGGTGTAGCGTTAGCGAGGCTATGGGTGCGCCTGTGGTGTTCGCGTTAGACGCAGGTAATCTACCCAAGGCTGTCGCAGCTATCCAAGAAGTTAGGCCAAACGTCAGGCTCATCATTGCCGCAGACAACGACGAGAAAGGCATAGAGGCCGCCAAGGCAACGGGCTTGCAGTACGTTATACCGTCACGCCCAGGATTAGATTGGAACGACGTGCACGCAGCCAAGGGTTTGGCGGAGGTGCGCAAGCAAATTCTGCACGGCGGTCAAAAGAAAGAGCTGTTCAGTAAAATTGGTGCGCTGGAGCTAAAGCGTCCGGAGTGGCACATTGACGGGATCCTGGAGCAGCACGCACTGGCGGCAGGGTTTGGCGCGCCAGCGGCTGGTAAAACATTTGTGATGCTCGATATGGCGCTGAGTATTGCGTCGGGGAAAGACTATCACGGGCGCAAGGTAAAGCAGGCGTCAGTGTTTTACATAGCCGGGGAAGGGCATAACGGGTTTGTACGGCGCTGTCGCGCGTGGAGTAAGGTGCACGACACGCCACTGGATGACCTGCCGTTCTTCAAGTCAAACCGCGCAGTGGTGTTCAGCGACGAAGCGCAAGTGGACGAGCTGCACAAGACAATCGCAGGGATGGTGGAGGAATACGGGCAGCCGGGGCTTATTGTAATCGACACATTGGCCCGCGCAATGGGGGCGGATGAGAACAGCACCAAAGACATGAATTTATATATTGCGGCGTGCGACGGACTGAAGGATGAGTTTGGGTGTACTGTGCTCATGGCGCACCACACTGGACTGCAAGAAAAGCAACGCGCACGGGGCAGCTCCGCGCTTCTGGGTGCGCTCGATTGTGAGTTCAGGATCGAGAAGGTGGGCGACTTTATGACAACCGTGGAGTTCACTAAAATGAAGGATGCACCTGAGCCAGCGAAGATGGCGTTTATGCAAGTGAGCGTCGATCTACTGACGGATGACATGCAGGAGACAACCAGTATCGTGCTGGAGGAGACAGATCCGCCAAGTGCAAACGAGCGAGATTCAGTGGATGTGATCTGGGAAGAATACGACAAATTGGTGGCGTCAGAAGGCGAAAAATACGTGTCCAGGAGTGTCCTAAAAGCTAACGTGGCGATAGAGACAGGTAGGTCACAAAGGCAGGCGGATCGGGACATCAAGAAGCTCATTGATGACCATAAGTTTATCATTAAGAACAATAAGTTAGCGAGGAGTTAGGACATGGTTGGACATGGGTTGGACATGGTATGTCTTGAGGTGGTCAATCTTGGACAGTCAGGACACACCCCTATAGGGGTGTCCTAATGTCCAAAGACGTGTCTGACCAACTGGCGAAGTTGGAGAGAAAATTGGCGACTGTGTCATCTCTTGACGAGTTGTACGGGTTCGCAAATAGGCGGAAAGTGTTGGGGTTGCCTAACGGTGAATTTGCAGATCGAGTTGCGCCGCGATGGACAGAGGATGAGACAAGGCTAATATTGGCGAGGAAGTACGAGCTGGAGAAACGCAATGGTATCAAATCAAGATAAGGCTTGGTGGTGCAAGCACGGCGAGGAGTTGGAGCGTGCGTTCTTGGATCGCAGGTTTGACCGGGTGAAGATTAAGCGCAACCCAGACAAGGACGGGGATCCGTTCACGTATGACATGGTGATGCAGGGGCCGTGCGATCTAAAGACAATCACAACGCCTTGGCGGAAGTCGATGGAGTTTTGGGGGATAGATCCGCGCAACGCTGTGTCGATCAATCGGAAAGACTTGCGGCGGTACGCGAAGTTGTACCCAGAGATAATGATTGTGTTCGACGTGCGCTATCCAGAGCATCACACGGTGCGATATGCGGGCCTCTGGATGATGCAACGGTTATTGCATGAGGGTAAGCTGCATCTACATGAGTATCTGGCGCGTATGGGAAGCTCAGACGGTAACGCGAAGGAGAGCTACGTATTCGACGTAACGCTGCTTCCGGAACTGCATGAGGTTGGCGATGGTGAAACAAAGTGATAAATATATGTTAGCGTGTTCCTCCCAATGCGCTAGAGCGGTGAGCGTTCCTCCCTGGCGATCCGCTCCAAGAGGCTCAGTTAAACACTGGGCCTCTTGTCGTATCAGTGGTACGATGAGGCGTAGCACTGAGGAGTACAGCAATGGATACACTGGTTCGGGTTAGTATGAGCGAAGATGCAGACAAAGTAACAAACGAAGTAGACATGCTGTTCGACTACATGGACGAGCGGGTCGAGGATGGTGCTACGCCTGAAGAAGTCATGGCTGCGATAGTGGTAGTGCTGGCGTTAGTCGCTGAGGGTAACGGCGATATTGAGACAATGCACTGAGGGCGTAAACCTCGTTTACACAAACACGCAGTCTCGCCTGCACGCGCGCGCGAATACTGCAAAATCATTAATTGAACAAGCGTTCAGGACACAACATATTGTGGTTTGCGTGTATTGCATAAGTTATGCTTAATACATATCCTCTGTAAGTCATTGATATCATTGAGATTGACCAATAATTTAACATAATTCTCATTATCGGCTTATGCATAACACCCCCCCGGCGCGCAAATCGAGGGGCGGGGTCTAGTGCAACAAAACACACACACCCGCACCCCCCCTGCACCCCTATTGCCAAAAACCGCTCCTGCGCGTAAAATTTTGAAAAATTGGGAGACACCAGTGGCAGGCAAGGCATTACGAAAGCGGATCCTTAGTGACGTTGAGAGTCAGGGCGGCGCTGATTGGTTATACGATCAGATCGCCTCTGGCGTAACTGTGGCGCAGCTTGCGCGGGACTATGGCTGTTCCCGGTCATATTTGAGCCGCGCTTTGAACGCCAATGATGAGTACCGGAAAATACTTCAGGAAGCCCGCGTTGAGGCGGCAGACGCTCTTGTTGAGGAAGGGCTAACTATGGTGGATACTCTCACTGGCGATAGCACAAGTAACGAAATCTCAGCCACGCGTGAGAAGGTGAATTACCGCAAGTTTATGGCTGGCGCGTTAAACCAAGCGAAATATGGGACACGCCCGCAAAACAATATAACGCTTAATATTGGCGATATGCACCTAGATGCGTTGCGAAAATTTAACCGTGATCGTCAGAACCTTGACGATATACCAGACGCGGAGATTGTGGATGAGTGACCAATCCAATCCTTTTGACGACTTTGTGGTTGAGTATTGGGATGACCCGGTGCGTTTTGTTGAGGAGGTGCTGGGCGCAAAGCCTTTGCCGTACCAGAGGGATTTTTTGAATGCGATTGCGCAGAACGAGCGTAAAATTTCAATTCGCTCTGGTCACGGCACGGGTAAGTCTACGAGCGCATCTTGGGCGATGCTGTGGTATTTGCTGTTGAGGTTTCCCAATAAGGTTGTTGTTACGGCGCCCACCAGTGGTCAGTTGTTTGACGC